ATCTAAGGACAGGAAGTAAGATACTATTCAAAGGTATAAAAACATCGAGCGGTCAACAAACTGCTAACTTAAAATCTTTGGCTGGAGTTACTACATGGGTGTTAGATGAAGCCGAGGAGTTAACCGATGAAGATACGTTTGATAAAATAGACTATTCTATTCGACATAAGGAAAAACAAAACAGGGTAATACTTATTCTTAATCCCGCAACTAAAACGCATTTCATCTATCAAAAGTTTTTTGAATCGAAAGGGGTTGAAGCAGGAGTCAACACGGTTAAAGGCGATACAACGTATATTCATACAACATATAAGGATAACATATCAAACTTATCAGAAAGTTTCTTAAATCAAATAAAAACGATAAAAGAACGCCGTCCTGATAAATATAAACATACAATACTCGGAGGATGGTTAGAGAAAGCTGAAGGTGTTATCTTTACCAATTGGAGAATTGGAGAGTACAACAAAGATAATGGCTCAGTATTCGGGCAGGATTATGGATTTAGCAATGACCCAAGTACATTGGTTGAAACGTCAATAGATAAGACTAACAAGATTATTTATGTTAGGCTGCATATTTATCAAACAGGATTGACAACATCACAACTTTCACAACTTAATAGACAATTTGCAGGACGTGACTTAATAGTAGCGGACAATGCGGAACCACGTTTGATTAACGAATTAAAGGCGCAAGGTTTAAATATAGTACCAACGATCAAAGGAGCGGATTCAGTAAAATATGGAATAAGTTTATTACAAGACTATGACTTAATTATTGAAGAAAATTCCGTAGATTTGATAAAAGAATTAAATAACTACTGTTGGCTTGAAAAGAAATCTGAAACGCCGATTGATAAGTACAACCACGGATTAGATGCTTTACGTTATGCAGTTAGTTATCAATTAAGTAACCCAAATAAAGGAAAATATGGAATCAGGTAAAAGTTTAAGACAAATGATTAATGAGAGTAGCGTTAAAGTTGTAGATGCTTACAAGAATGAACACGGGGACAATTGGAGATTTCAATGTGTTGAATCAATCGATAACGAAGTAGCGAAAGCTGAAGCGTCTTTGAAATATTGGAAGGGTGTTAGGGCTAAAGTAATGATATCAAAATGAAAGTAGAAATAGATATTCCTTCCAACCTGTCCGAGATTAGTTTAGATAGGTACCAAAAATATATGCTTACACTTAACAATTCGGACGACAAAGAGTTTGTATTTCAGAAAATGATTGAAATATTTTGCGGTCTTGAATTGAAGGAAGTTGTTAAGATGAAAGCATCGACCGTTATTGAGTTGGTGCAACATTTTAATAAAATATTCAATGAGAAAACTGCCTTCAAACATAGATTCAAAATGAACGGTGTTGAGTTTGGATTCATTCCAGACCTTGAGGAAATATCATGGGGGGAATACATCGACATTGAATCTAACATTGGGGATTTTCAAAACATTCACAAAGCGTTAGCGGTTATGTATAGACCAATTGTAAAAGACGTTAAAGGCAAATATGAAATAGAGCCCTACAAGGGTGATTTAAGTTACTCAGAGGTTCTTAAATACGCGCCGTTAGATGTTGTACTTCCTGCATCTGTTTTTTTTTGGACTTTAGGAATAGAATTAATAAGCAGTACGCTGTCCTCTTTGGAGAAAATGAAGAACAAAACCCATATAGCGAAAATGTTCAATTCTCAAAGCAATGGGGATGGTATAGCTCAATCTATCACGTTGCTCAGGGAGACATTAGAAGATTTGACGAAGTTACAGGGCTCGGACTTCATCAGTGCTTAACTTTTTTAACGTTCGAACAACAAAAAAGCAGAATCGAGGTTAAACAATTAAAGCGATCACATGAAAAACTATTATAACCTATCTACATTATTGCATGACTCTATACTTGCAGACCCTTTAGTGAATCGAGTAACGAAGGGAAGCCTTGATAAGATTACCAATGCTAAGCAAGACATGTACCCATTGTGTCATATTATATTCAACGATGTAGCATTTAGAGGTAATACAACGGTGTACAATGTGTCATTAGTTATGATGAGTATAGTAGACATAAGCAAAGACGATGTAACGGATATATTTAAGGGGAACGATAATGAGGACGATGTTCTAAACACAACGTTAACTATACTTAACAGGATATTTGAGAGAGTAAGACGTGGCGATATTTACGATTTAGGCTATGAGGTGTTAGATGATACAGCAAGTTGCGAACCGTTTGTTGATAGGTTTACGGATGCGGTTGCAGGTTGGACTATGACCTTTGATGTATTAGCTCCAAACGAAATGACAATATGCTAGCAGATTTAAGGGAGTCGGGGCTACAGGATGCGTTGGACAAATTCAAGTCTTCCGTGATTAAACAAGCTCGTACGAACTTAACAAAGGGACGTGCGCCATTTGGATCGCACAACAACACACGAAAGTTATACAACTCTTTGAAAGGTGAAGCGAAAGTCTACGCTAAAGGTTACTTTCTTAACTTTCAAATGGAGGAATACGGTAACTATCAAGACAAAGGGGTAAAAGGTAAGAAGTCAAGTGCAAAGGCTCCTGATTCACCTTATAAGTTTGGAAGTGGAAAAGGTAAGAAAGGTGGATTGACGGAAGGTATACAAAGATGGGTTAAGGCGCGTAAGTTTCAGTTCAAAGATAAGAAAGGGAAGTTCATGAGTTACGATTCAACTGCGTGGTTAATTACACGGTCAATTTATGCGAAGGGAATAAGACCAACTTTGTTTTTTACTAAGCCATTTGAAGCAGCTTACAAACGTTTACCTCAAGAATTAGCCAATGACTTAAAAATAGATTTAGAAAAGATATTTAACTACTCAATTAAACAACCGAAATGATTAGAGCAAGGTCACCGTATATTATTAGTATCAATGAAGCAAGTCAAGTAAGTACCAAGATTGAATTATTTATTAGCTTTGGGGCTTTAGGTGGTTCACCAACCTTAAGTTATACACTTAGTAAGGCTATTCCTGCATCAAATGCCCCTACAACGTACTACGACATCGCACCGTACATTCGGGAATACTTTGATCACACTGCATACAGTAATGTTACAACAAGTTTGACCGCAGCAGTTAGTTATACGTGTATTCAAAAACTTAATGTTAGAGTAAAGAGATATAAAACTGTAGGGGTTACTGAATCATTAGTAGATTCAACTGATTACATTGCAACTGATGGGTACTCAGAGTTTGCAGATAGCGTAAATTATAACGGTGGCAATTACTTGTTAGACCAAAAGACTTATTACTATCATAGTGGTTCAAATGCTGGGTTTATATTAGTTTACGTTCAGTCAAATGATAAGATTAGATGGACTGATTCGGAGGGCACTCTTTACCTTAGTTCAGCGTTGGGGAACGCATGGTATTACGTGCCAAGATGCTATAACAGTAGATTTACAGAACCGTGGATTGTTGAGGTATTAAACAGTTCAAACGTAATGCAAGCACAATGGACATTTAAACCTGTTGAGGAATGTTTATATACACCTGTTAAGGTTGACTTCATAAATAAACACGGAGCATTCCAACGTGAGTTTTTCTTTAAAGCGTCAAACGATAATATTGAAGTGACTAATAAAGATTACAACTTAATGCAACCGTACAATTATAGCTTAACAGGTGGGCAAAGAACTACTTACAACCAAAACGGAAAGCAAAGTATTAAGGTTAATAGTGGATGGGTAGAGGAGGATTTTAAGGATAACTTAAAACAATTGATGCTTAGTGAAAAAGTATTAGTAGATGAAAAGCCTGCAATCCTTAAAACAAAATCAATTGAACTAAACAAGTCCATAAACACAAAACAGATTAATTATAGTTTGGAGTTTGAGTTTGCTTATGATTTAATTAATAGCATTGTATAGATGAGAAAGGTAGACGTATATATAGAAGTTATTGCTAATTCAGGTAACTATGAAAAGTTAGAGTTGTTTAATGATGAGGAAATACAAATAAATAGTTCGATACAAAACGTACAAGACTTAGCAAAAGTTTACACTGACTTTACTCAGTCGTTTACTATTCCTGCATCACCACGTAATAACAGACTGTTTGAACATTTTTATCAAAGCGATGTGAATGCAAACGACAACCCTAATATTAAGCGTAACGGATTTATCGAGATAGGAACTATTCCATTTCGCAGTGGGAAGATATCAATCGAAAGTTCAAACGTTGTTAAAGGACGTGTTGAAAGCTATTCTATAACGTTTTACGGTGATTTAACGAGCTTAAAGGATAAGTTTGGCAGTGATAGTTTAAAGGATTTAGATTTGCGCTCGTATGGTCATGATTATAACGGAACGCAAGTAAGTAATAGGCTGCATAACAATGCTAATTATGATATTCGTTACCCTTTAATTTCAGCGAATAGGATTTGGAGCTATGGAGATGGTACAAGCACGGATATAAATACATATGCTGGCGCAATTGTTTATACTGAGTTGTTTCCTGCATTACGTGTAAAGAAAATAATTGAAGCAATACAAACAAAATATGGTGTAACTTTTGATTCAAACTTTTTTAATCAGAAATTGTTTAAAGATTTATTTTTATTGCTCAAAAATGACAAGGAGCTTGAAGTATTAAGCGACACAAAAGACGTTTCATTTATTCCTGAAGGTGGTGTTGATTTTGGATACACGCGTATTTTCAGCACTTATATTAGGTTAGTAGATGTTAAGTTAGTTAGTCTTTACGTTAATTTATCCCTTCCTTCTGGGCTTGTTTTATATTTTGACAGCTACCTTGACGGTAAACTTGTAAATACAAAAAAAATAAAAGAGAGTGGTTTATTGCCTATTTTTTACTCTAGCTATTTAACTGACAAGCACGAGTTAAAAGTAAAAGTAAGAGCGAATACAACTGCGACAATAACGATAGCTTATAGATTAGAGTACACAACTTTCCAATCGGGAAATAATGCTAAAAGTAATGCTGGCGGCTCAATTAGTTTTATAG